TGTTCGTGTGCTAAAGAATCGGTATACAGGTGAAACTGGACCCGCATGTTGGCTGCAGTACGACAAACAAACAGGGAGGTTACAGGAAGTCGCAAATCCTAACATTGGCGAGGACTTTTAATGGTTCAAAAAAGTTTATTAACGTACGGACAAAGGCCAGACGTTTTAGAGAAAAAAGAATTCATAAGAAAATACAAAGTAAACAAAGGATGTCAGGAATGTGGCTACAACGATTTGCCTGAAGCATTAGAACTAGACCATGTTGACAGAACAAAGAAAAACTTTAAGATGTCAAACGGTCATGGGTATTCTTGGGACAAAATACATAAGGAATTAGAAAACTGTATTGTTCTTTGTGCTAATTGTCATAGAAAAAAGACAACGGAAGAAAAGGACTACTTAGAAACTAATTACGCAGAACCTGAAGAGCTGCAGTATGATTTATTTGGATCTTGAAGCTGACGGTTTAGACCCAACGACCATCTAGTGTGTCGTAACCAGGGAAAATGGTGTTGATACCGTACATACCACTCCAGACAGCCTCTGTAAGGCTCTAGAAGGCTCTGTGAGCGTCGTTGGACACAACCTAATAGGTTACGATATCCCTGTCCTAAAACGCCTCTGGGACGTTTCTGTGGCCTCTGAGCGTATAGTCGATACTTTGGTACTTTCACGTCTTTTTGACCCTAGCAAGTCAGGTGGTCACTCTTTGAGGAATTGGGGGAATGAGTTGGGCTTTCCCAAAGGTGACCATTCTGACTTTTCTTGTCTGTCGCAGGAGATGATTGATTACTGTATACAGGACGTAGCAGTCACTGAAGCAGTACACCAAAAGCTTCTAAAGGAGATGAAGGACTGGGAAAATAAGGACTGCATAGAGTTAGAGCATAAGGTACAGTGGATAGTACAGCAGCAAGAGACCAACGGTTGGCTTCTGGACCAGAAACTAGCTAATGACCTTTGCGCTACGTTTAAGGAAGGCATGAATGACATACAGTCCGAACTACAAGAGATGTTTCCACCCATTGTCGAAGAGAGGTATTCTGAGAAGACCAAGAAGCGTCTTAAGGACAAGGTTACGGTTTTCAATGTCGGTTCACGGCAACAAGTGGCAGAGAGACTTGAAACAAAAGGCGCAGTATGGACGGAACTCACGCCAAGCGGAAAGCCCGTTGTTGACGAAAAGACGCTTAAGCAAAACGATCATGTCCCTGAAGCGGCAAAAGTTTTGGAATATCTGTTGCTTCAGAAGCGTCACGCGCAAGTTCTCTCGTGGCTGGAAGCTACCAAGGAAGACGGTAGAGTACACGGAAGAGTCATTAGCAATGGTGCTGTTACTGGTCGCATGACGCACCAGAATCCTAATATGGCTCAGGTTCCAGCTGGTCATAGTCCTTACGGTAAAGAGTGTCGCTCCTGTTGGACTGTACCTGTTGGTAAAAAATTAGTAGGCTTTGACGCTAGTGGTCTAGAGCTACGGATGTTGGCACACTACATGGACGATAAGGAGTTTACCAATGTCCTCCTCACAGAAGATATACATACAAGAAATCAGCATGCTGCAGGACTTGAAACAAGACCTCAAGCGAAAACTTTCATCTACGCTTTCCTCTATGGAGCAGGAGACGCCAAAATCGGAACTATCGTTGGAGGAAGCGCAAATGACGGCGCAGAGCTTAAACGCAGATTTTTATCAAATACACCTGCTCTTGAAAGTCTACGAGAGCGTACTATTAGAGCAGCTAAACGAGGTTATCTCAGAGGACTTGATGGTAGACATCTCAGAATTCGATCTGAACATGCTGCACTAAACACACTACTACAAGCTGCTGGTGCTATAGTTATGAAGAAGGCTTTGATTATCCTTGACGACTACGCACAACAATGGGAACTTGACTACAAATTTATAGGTAATATACATGATGAAGTACAGTCGGAAGTGGCTGGAGACCAAGCAGAGAAGTTTGGCTGGCTTGCAGTCGAGTGCCTCAAGGCGTCAGGCGTACACTTTAAACTCAGATGTCCGTTGGACGGAGAGTACCAAATCGGAACTACATGGGCAGACACCCACTAAGGCTAAACCATGAAAAACATCTACACTTTAGTAGACGACATTTACAACCTGGTTGAAACAAAAGAAGTAGCTGAAGGCGTAGACATAGAGGACTGCATTGAAGTCTTTGGTGAAGCCGTGAAGCAACTTATGCGTAACGAGTTTACACGTAAGCGTGATGACTCACGTAAGCTACGCATGTCCAACATTGGACGTGGTGACCGTTACCTTTGGAACGTCTGGAATGACGTAGAGAAGGACGACGACATGCAAGGACACACTTATGTTAAGTTTCTTTACGGTCATCTCATAGAAGAATTACTTCTATTCCTAACACGAGCAGCAGGTCATGAGGTGACAGATGAACAGAAAAAGTGTGAAGTTAACGGTATTAGTGGCTCTATGGACTGTAAAATTGACGGTGTTGTCACTGATGTTAAGAGCGTGTCCACTTTTGGGTTTAGAAAATTCAAAGACGGAAATCTCGCTTTTGATGACTCGTTTGGCTACATTTCTCAAATTAAAGGATATGCAAAAGCAGAAGGCCAAACTCAGTACGGCTGGTTAGCGATGGACAAGCAAAATGGTCACTTGACGTACCTCATGTATGACGACGAGGACACTCAAGCACCTGTCCATGAAGTTATTGGGTACGACATTGGTGACCGTATTAACCATGTCAAAACAATGGTAGAACAACCAGAGCCACCAAAACACTGCTACAAGCCAAAGGAAGACGGCAAGAGTGGCAACATGAAGTTGGACACTGGCTGTTCCTACTGCGCTTACAAGAAGAACTGTTGGCCTGGCTTAAGAGCCTTTGCTTATTCGTCAGGACCACGCTATTTAACAGAGGTACTCAATGAACCGAAGGTCCAAGAAATCGAAATTTAGAAGCACGTTCGAGGACGATGTCAGCAAGATACTAACAGGTTTTGACTATGAACCATTCACGGTCCCTTACATTATTAGTCGGTCTTACCGTCCTGATTTCGTACATAGTGCTTCCGGTACTCTTGTTGAATGCAAAGGATATTTTCGGGACGGAGACACGAAGAAGTACACCAGTGTCAGAGACAGTCTCCCAGAAGGACAACGATTAGTTTTTGTGTTAATGCAACCCAATAAAAAAATAAGAAAAGGCGCTAAGATGACTATGTCACAATGGTGCGACAAAGAGGGAATACTATGGTACACTTTAGATACGCTACAGGAGTTAATTGACTATGTCACTAACTTTAGGGGAAATGAAGGAAAAACTTCTGAAGCTGTATGATCCTGACGACTTACTAGAAGCACTAGAGATTACGTCTGAACAGCTTCTTGACAGGTTTGAAGACAAATTGATAAATAGGTTTGATGCTTTTGAAGAGGAACTAGAGGATGAAGACAATGAGTATTGACGAAGCGACTCCTGAAGACTGGGACACAGTTACTGCACTAAACAACTTGTCCATAAGGAAGCCAAAGAAGGTAGATCCTGTAGAACAACCGGATCATTACAACAAAGGAGCAATCGAAGCGATAGAAGCAATCAAGGCGTCCATGCCTGAACACGAGTTCAAAGGCTACTTAAAGGGTAACGCATTGAAGTACTTATGGCGCTACGACTACAAAGGGAAACCAGTGGAGGACTTACGCAAGTGTCGCTGGTACATTGAAAGATTAATCAAAGAAGTAAATGGATAGTCCTTGTGTGCGGCTTTGTAAGCTAATGGACAACCAATGTACAGGCTGCGGTAGAACTAAAGAAGAAATTACTAACTGGACAACTTATACAGACGAACAAAGGAGTACCATAATTGGACGCTTATCAACAATACATACACAAAAGCAGGTACGCCCGTTACCTACCGGACGAACAAAGACGTGAGACTTGGGAAGAAACCATTGACCGTTACTTAAACTTCTGGATTGAAAAGGGCAAGATTACCCTTGAAGAAGCTAACGGTATCTTTGCGGACATTCATGACCTGAGTGTTATGCCTTCTATGCGAGCACTAATGACTGCAGGAGAGGCTCTTGACCGTGATAACGTAGCTGGCTTCAACTGTAGCTACCTACCTATCGACCACCCTAAAGCCTTTGACGAAATGATGTACGTACTTATGTGTGGCACTGGTGTTGGCTTCAGTGTTGAACGACAGTACG